AAGGTGCTTGAAATCAAACGATAAGCATTCAAGATGACTTGCTTAGGCTTGTAAGAGTTATCTGATGCACCACGATTTTCCAAGTTACCGGAAGTAGCGTTAGTAGCGAACTCTGCAAGACCGGTGTCTACTTGGATAGGTAGAACCGTTGACTTACCATTTACAGGAATTTCACGGAACAATTGAGCAACTTTTAGCTCATTCATGATTTCCTTTTCAATCAAGCTAGAGACTTCTTGATCGATATCAGCTGCGTTTGTAGTATAGTCAATACCTGCTTTTTCTTGAACATCACGAGCAAAATCAGTATTCCAACCTTTTTGCGTCATTACACCCAACATATGGGCTGCTAAGAAATCTTGTCCAAAAGCACTGATTTCAGACTTAGTAGAGCGATCAGCGAATACACGCTTAGACTCACGCATCTTAGCGATTTCGTCAGTCTTTTCTTCAAGCTCTTTCTTATACTTCTGAAGAGTTTCTTCCATGTCAGAGTTACGAGCAGTAAGCTCTTTCTGAACATCTTCCATAAGCTTCTCAGTACCTGACTCAACACCAGTTACGATAGCTTGCTTAACTTCTTCTTCCTGAGCTGCTTTTTGCTCGGCTTCGATTCGAGCCTGCTCTTCAGCTTCTTGTGCTGCTTTTTCTTCCGCAGCTTTTTGTTCGGCTTGCTTCATTGCAATTTTAGCAGCAGTCTCTTCTGCCACCTTCTTAGCAAATGCTTCCAAGTCGACTTCGGGAGTTTTTACTTCTTCCGACATTTTGATCTCCTTTTGGGCGTTAACCCCGTCCGGTGTTTCACTAGCTATTTCTGATTTATCATCCTTAGCCAGAGACTGACCGGCTAGATCTACACGATTGGTGAAAGTTTTCTTGAAGTCTTCATATTCTGCTTCAGAATCGAAGGACTTCGCCAGAGAGAAAGTAGCTGCTTGATTGCAGGGTACGGAAACAACCGACACTTCAAACAACTCAGCGTCCTTTATCTTATATCCGTCGGTTTCCTCTAAGTAATCAGCATCCTTGACTCGGAAACCAACAGAAAAGGCTCCAAGGACACCGTCTTTAACTAATTCGCATACGCCTTCCGGCGCAGACTTACTAATTTTCGCTTCTAACTCTAAACCATTTGGAGTTACTTTGAGCCCAGTAGCTCTACCAATTGGTTTATTGTAATCATGGTTGAAAAGAATAATTGGATTATTTTCAAAGTTACGCAAACCGCCTTTTGCCCACGCATCGGGAGATATAGTATCCCCGGCACGATCAAAGTCGTTAGTGCTTGCCATACCACGAATCATTACACTGCCATCTTCGACAGATTGGGACTTGAAAGTAGAAGTTAAGTTAAAAATCTTATTCATTATACTTCCTTTTTGACTGAAGGCTTTTTAGTAGACAGAGTTGTCTTCTTTGCTGGCGCTTCAGGCTTAGGCGGGGGAGGAGGCGGAGGATTCTCTGCCTTTTTAATATCTGCCCATAATTCCGGAAAAGTTCCTTCCATAGTACCTAGAAGTCTTGACCAGCTTCCAAAATGATTAAGTGCCATTCCAGATTTCATTGGCACTTCGTTTGCAAATTCATCATATTGACGCTTTTCAAGAACTTTTCCTTTCTCTAGCATAAACATTCCGATTGCTTCCAATATTTCATTTCGGACTCTAAGTCTCGCCATCTTCATCTCCTTCTGTGGGTCTACCGCCTTCATCGGGATTTGCAGCACTTCCAGCAATATTTGCTGGAACACGTAGATCATCATAGCCCTCTACTGCTTCAAACCCTAAATGCTCTCTTGCTTCGTTAGCAGATATTATTCCTGTATTTACCAATGCAGAATAATATTGTGACTGATCGCGAAGCTCGGGTTGAAGTGCAGGAATATCTGTAATATCCTCTTTTACTTCAAATCCAAAATACCTTTCTAGTGCAAAATTTAGTTTTCGTACTATAGGTAGTACAGTCTCCAAATAATACATACGCATATTTGGACGAATGTTCGCATTATTGCCAGAGTCTAACATAATCGGTGGAATTCCAAGAGCTTTTAAAATTATCTTTTCATTCTCAGCAATTGCTTCTTGAAAATCTAACTCTCGGAAATTGACATTTGTTATTTGGTCAATCTCAATACCACCATCTAATATAAGAGGTCGTCGACCTCCTGCATCTGGCTTATAACGAATGCTCCAAGATTGAATCATTCGCTCTTTAATCTTTTCTGATAATGTGTTAGGAGTTTTTAGTACTAATCCTGGGACTGCTCCATTCTTGAAAAAGTTATCTTGAAACTGTCTCATTGAGGTCATAAGTTGCATTGTTCTTAATGCTGGTTTTAGCCGAGATATGCCTCTGTAAATAGAGTAAAAAGAATTGTCTTTTACATGGATAATTTCGCTGGTTCCATAGTCTACTTGTTCGTTGAATGTAAATTTTTCTATATAAGTAGTTTCACTTGCATGAATTACCATCTTACTTGCTGGTAGATGATATAAATGCACACCATCGAAATAAATAAAGATGTTTCCGTCGAGTATAAAATCAGTAATTAAATTACGACGAAATGTGCTAATGTCTTGAAACGGATTAGGCTCCTTGTTTAGTAGTAAAGAAACTTTTGATCTCTTTATCCCTTTTACTACATTCTGTAGTCCTTGTATCTGCGCACCTACCGTTGTTGGTATTTCCGCAGCATCATCAACAATCAGATTTACTCCTCTGTTAACAATCTCTAAGTCTTCATAGGCTTTTTCGTATCGAAATACAAGCTCTCTTGAAGGCTCTGTTCTATGGTCATAGTATTGTTGTGCAGGATTTAACTTCTCCTCACTTTCTACTATTAAAGGCTTTCGCCCCAACATTCTGTCATACCATGCCATTCTTTTCTCTCTGTATCTCTACCCAGCGCTGTTGTTTTGTTGCGCTTGTAAGTTTCGGATCTCTACCATAAATCGAATGTAGTTGTAGATGATGTTTATGGCACAACGTAACTGTATGTTCATATAGTTCAGCCCAATGCTGCTCTATAAAATCTTCACGAAAAGCAAGTATATTTTCGGGAAGAAGATTATTCTCTTTCACCCACTTATGAACCAAAGGACTTAAACTATAAAAGTGGTGAAAATCAAGTTGCTCCGAAGAACCGCAAATGTAGCACTCAGTGCCTTTTTCATACTTGTTTTTTGCTTTATCTCTTATGTATTTTACGATGTCTCTTTTTAGGTCCATTTCTATTTACCCGTAATTTTAGTATAATTAAGATAGCTTGTCAAACATTATTTTTGAACAGGTGTCTTTTAAAAGCCTGTCATTGAGGTTTCAAATGAGTAGAGTGCGTAGCGGAGAGCATCCGCCATATGAGATGCTCTATTGTGTTTTGGCTTTTCTTTCATCAAATTAGGATTTGGATCCCATTGATACTGGTCGAGAGATAGTAGTACCTCTTGGCACTTTTGATCAACCATGAGTCTGTTATTATCTACAACCCCGGCTACATGACCAATACCATCTAAAATTGACTTCTTTGCATTTACAGTAGAAATATCATAGTTTTGTGCAAAGTCAAAACGTGTTTGTTGTGCTGCGGAATCTATGTAAATATAATCAAGATCCCACTTGTCAATCATGCGTCGTATTTCCATTGCATGCTGCTCTGTGGTTCGCTCTGAGTCAAAATACTCATCAACTACGAAGAATTTTTCTTCTTCCCATGAGTAGGCAACCACACAGAAAGCGGTAGGATCGCGATAACCAACATCAAGACCTGCAAAAACATCGAAGCCTTCCAAGTTGATATCTTGATAGCTTCCCACACATTCTTCATAGTTGAAATCCCAGACTTGACCTTCATATGTATTAAAGTCGGCTTCATACTCTTGTCGAAACTCAGCCTCGGACATACTTTTTCTAGCTTCCTGAATATCCGTTTCAGACATTCGAGGATTATCTTTATAAGTCGCGCGAATAGAACACCATTCCGGAAACTCATCATTAAAACCCCTATCAAAAAACTCGGAGAACCAGTTATTACGTCCTCGCGGTGTAGAAATAAATAATGCTTTGGAATTGTCTTTATCGAGAGTAGGACGAAGTGCAACATTAAAAGCATCTTTTCCGTCTGCTAGTGCAGCTTCGTCAAAAATAATGAGGTCGTAGGAGCGACCAACACAAGAATCTACTTGATTCACAGAACCCATGCGAATAGTAGATCCATTAGATAATTCAATAACTTTATCCTTTGCGTTGTCACGTACTACTTCAAGATCGAAGTGTTTTATAAGATTTCTTTGTAGATCAAAAGAAATTTGTGAGAGTGCATAGTTGGGAGACATAATCAGAATATTGGAGTTTGGTACCAATGATACAAGTTGACCAATTATGTTAGCGATGTAGGTTTTACCTTGCCTACGAGAGATAGCCGCGCAAATAAACCGATACTTCGGACTGTTTGTCCCATTTATTATTGCTACCTGGGAAGGTAAGGCAGTAATATTGAGTAAGTCTAGATAAGGCTCAACTGGTAGTTTAAGAAACTTATCTGCTTCTGAATAATCTAAAAAATAGTCTGATACAATATCAGAGCGGCTTATTTGAATAGCCATGGTACCACCCTTGTAGTAACTTTACTGCAACAATGTTCCACAAAAACCATTTATCATGAAATACATAGCCTCGGTCTTCGAGGTACTCTTTGGAACACCACTTCTTTTGAATATTATCTAAATATTCCCCATCATATCGAAGAACTGCGTGTCCTTCACCTCTTACTCTACAGAAACATATTTTTGACTTACCAAAGATAAGACTAAAAAACATTTTTAAATAACTTTTTCCACAAACGTTCCACAAATAAGTTAGAGAATAGTCTTCACAATCACCATGATAAGGAACGTGCTTCATTACATACCAAGCATCTCTTACTCCATACTCATTTTTGTCGTATCTATACTCAAAGTTTTTATTTAAGTATTCTAAAAATAAAGGATCTTTTACTCTCATTTTCTACTCATCCATGCAGAGACACCCATATAAGCACCAACTACACCTGCTTGGGCAATATAAAAGAGCCCGAGTAAATCAGCTAGTGCTGCTACACGACTTTCAGCAACAAAAGGAGTAAAGAGTGCTGCACTGAACACTATCATTGACCCCATCGCTACCCAAGCCATTCTTTTTTGAGCTTCTGATTTTTCTTCTCGAAGCTCGATCTCAAGCATATCTTGAGACCTTTTAATTTCTTCGTCGGAAACTGTACCATCTCCATCTAAATCAAATTCGTTATAGTGTGAGTCTTTTTGTAGTCTTTTTACCACTTCACTTTGTCCGCCCAGTAAGCTGCTGACATCTTTCCTTTTGCTATATTCTTTCGATGTCTTGCTTTAAATGAAGCTCGCTTTCTTTTCATTGCTTCACTCTCACCGGCTTTTGGCTTGCCCGCAGTTTTTGCACCCTGCTGACCAAACCGAATTGTTTTTATTTTATCACCAACCTTTGCTACTACAATGTGTGATTTTTTAGGGTGGTTTGGAGTTCTTCTAGGTTTGTTAAATCCCGCTACTTTTGCTCTTACAAGTCGAGGATCTTTTTTCCTAGTTTTTCTTTTTCTTGCCACGTTTCTTTCCTTTGTACCCACTTGCGTAGGCAGCTCGAGCCTGTTTCATGGCGTCTGATTTTCTTTTATATACTTTACCAGAACTTCCCCACTTATACCCGCCTTTTACTTTTCTTACTGGCACGTCGTCTCCTCTTTTTTCGGCGTCTAACCTCTCTTTTTAGTCCTGGTACGTTTGACACGCTTATTCCTGGCATTTCTTAAACTCGTCTTGCCTTGTTTGAAAACAGACGCAACAGTTTTTTTGCCCATGACTTTTGCTCTCTGTTCTCCTACAGTTAGAATCTGAATCTTTCTTGCATACGATTTACGAACTCTCTTTACTTTTGCTACAGTTGCTTTTGCATCTTTAATAGTAGCAAATTTAATTCGTACTGTATCTTTTGGATTTTCATCCGTGTAAAGGCGTCGGCCCGAGCCTTTTGGTTTTTTGCCCGTGCCGACCTTTGGATCTTTCCTTTTCTTAACCACGACTAGAACGCTTCTTACCGCGCTTTTTGCCGTTTTTCTTTGCGGGCTTCTTCTTTTTGCCCATACCCTTTTGCTTTGCTAGAATAGCTCTTTGTAAAGCAGGTGGAAGTTTCTTTTGTTTTGGAGTTAGTGCCATTTATTTTCTCTTTCGTACCTTGTTTAGATACGCTTGGTGGGAGCTACCAGGCAT